AAGAACTTTCTAGTGTATGCTATTAATAGGCATGGGGAATTTTATATTGATGATTATTTAAATGCTACATCTGGTGATGAAAAGTGGGAATTTGTAGCAGGTGAGACAAAGGGAAATAAAATTATGATCTCACCAACTTATACTATTCATTCTAATCATGGTCTTGTCAACAATGTGGCAGTGTATAAAAGAGAAAGAAGAGTATTTAATATTGAAACTGGAGGGGATTCAACTAAAGTATCTACTCCAGCTAAGTCTCCTATACTCGCATCAGGATCAAAAATTAATGTCCAGTCTTCTGACCCTAAAAATTATGGGAAAGTAAGATCAACTCATGAAGCAATTCATAAAAATTACCATAAGGCTCTTTACAATAATTATTCTAAAATAGCATTACATGGTATTACTGAGGTGGAAATAGAAACTGATAGTGAGTATTTACCATTTGAACTTTATGATATTGCTAAATTTGAGAACTGGAAAATAGATCCAAAAGACAAAGATACTGAGCTTCTAAGTGGGTTATTTCTAATAACAAGAATTAGTAGATACTGGACAAACAACCGATTTAGGACTGCTGTCACATTAAGCAAAGATGCTATGAATAACATTAAGGGTGAATTATTATGAGTTTGAAAAATACATTAGATCTTTTTGATAAAGAGGATATGTTCCAATCAATGATTATTGGAAATGTCATAGATAATAAAGATCCTATGCAGCAAGGTCGCGTGAAGTTAGAAATTCCATCATTTACAGAAGGAATATCAAAGGACATTATTCCATGGACACATCAGCTTTTCCCAGTAGGTACAGGAACTCTTGGTGGTATTCCATCATTTAAGGTTCCAGCTATTGGGACTCAGGTTTGTGTAATATTTCCAGAAAAAGATATTTATACTGCTTTTTATATAGGTGAGCTAATATATTCAGATCATAAGATGGAAGAGTTACTTGATGATTACCCAGAGACATATGGATTTATAGATAAAATTTTCAATAAGTATTGGATAAATATGAAAAAGAAAACTATGGATTTTCATCATCANACAGGAACTCATTTACATATTGATGATAAAGGNACNATGACATTGGATGGNGTGAAAGACTTAAATATAAACATAGAAAGAGATACTACCATAAAAATTAAGGGAAACCGTGATGAGACTATAAATAAAGATAGTACACTAAGAATAGATGGAAACTGGAATATTAGTGTTGGTGGTGACTGTTCAATAGATGTAAGTGGTAAAACTGATGTAAAAACTGGCGGTTCAATGTCAATTGAGTCTGGTGGCAAAATGGATATAAAAGCTGGTGGTCCTATGAGTTTATCAGCTCCAACAATTGATCTAAACTAAGGATGCAGAATGCCAGGAATTATAAGAATTGGTGATATGTCATCTTCAGACCCTTGTGGAGCTCCTCCTCATCCACCAGTAGCTGGAAGTTCTAATGTTTTTGTTAATGGAATTCCAGCGGTTCGTGTTGGAGATCCTTATGATTCACACTCGTGTCCAGCATCTCCACCACACTCAAGTGCTGCTGCATCAGGTAGTGCGACAGTATTTGTGAATGGAATTCCAGTCCACAGAATTGGTGACTCGATATCATGTGGATCAACTGCATCAAATGGTTCAGCTGATGTATCCGCAGGTTGAAATATGTTAAAATTAAAAAGGAAAAATTATGTCAATATACTCAGATTTAAATCAACAGGATCCATTGAATGATGTAAAGTTGATTGATATTGAATCGATTTATCAGTCACTGGATAATATAATATACACAGAAAAGGGTGAAAGAATGTTTCTACCTGAATTTGGTACAGATATAGTGGAACATATATTCGATCCGATGACTAAAGTACACTCATCTAGAATATTGTATGATATAATAGCATCTGTTAGTAAATGGGAACCAAGAGTTTCAGTAGTTAGAAATAAATCTAGCATAAATACATCTCCAGACTCACATAAGGTAGATGCTGAAATTGTGTTTACAATAGTGGGGTTAGATAAAACTGAGTATGTGTATCAGACTGAATTGTCTGCGAATTTAAAAGGAGAATATTATGCAGTTTAATAAAAATAATTTATCACCATCAGCAATAGCTGAAGATATGCAAAACTCAATTGCGGAGCTAGATGATTTTGCCAATTGGCAAGATTATTTTTCTGGTGGTGCCGGACAGACAATTATTGAATTGGTAGCTGGTTCCCAAGCTATAAAAAATCACTATAATCTAATGCGAGTCAGAGAGAGTTCTTTGGTTCATGCTAAGATGGACTCTTCCATTACTGAATTAGCGATTAATAAAGGTGTGTATAGACCTCCTGCGAAAGGTTTCATAGTAAGTATCACATTCAACTCGTTAAAGAGCGGTACAATCCAATATGGTGAGCTAATCGGTTCTTATAAAGACTTTAATGCTTATGCTCTAGAAAGAGCAGATATAAAAGTTGGACCAAACAATATAAAAATTACATTTGGTAATTTGGTTGAAAATATAACAACTATTACATCTGATGAGAATTTCCATATTTTAACTACTAAATTTGATAATATGTTCGTTGGAGATCATTTTCAACAACTTGTCGTAAATGGCGATGAGTGTTTTATAACTGATGAACAAATGAATTTATATGATGAAAATATATCTAATTCAGTAATTGAGATGGTAAGTGCTAATGAAAGCAATTTAGTTTTTGGTGATGGAGTCACAGGAAAGAGAACTTCAAGAGGAGACATAGTAAGTTATAGAGCATTTACATTTGACAAATCTGTGATAGAAAAATACGATCACTCAAAATTAAACATGATTGATGCTGACATGTTTAAAGATATAGAATATGATGTAGTTCGAAGAGCTACTGGGTATCTTGACAAGGAAGTTCTAAGAAGAATCGCTATTCGTTCAAGTGTTGATGGGAGATGGGTACAAACAATAGATTATGAGTCTGGTCTTTTAAGAAATTTTGGAGAATACTTTAGTGATGTAATAGTAGTAGATGGTTATCCAACGGAATATATCACATTATTAGGAAAATCTGGGTTTGTCACTGATGGCGTTAAAGCTGATGTTTCCAAAATGATAGAAGATAAGAGAGGCAATGCTGTTCAGGTTAATGTGAATTATATTGATCCTGATGACGAACAAAATTATGTTGATTTACAATTTAATATGTCATATTTTGGGGTTGATAGTGACGCTACAATACAAGATGCTATAGATGAACAAGTTGACAACTACACTAGAAAGTTGGCTAATGGTGATGTATTTATCGCTGGATCTGATATTGCAGTTGAATTAACAAGAAAATTAACATCTGGTAAAATGTATTGTGATTTAGATCAGAAATTTGTACTAGAAAATTTAAAGTTCATAAGAAATCTTACTATAAAATTTGTAAGGGAACAATATGAAAATAAAATATGATAATTCCGGAGAAATTCCACAAGGCGGTATTTCAGTTTACAACAAAATAGAGGGGGAAGAAACAAAATATAATTGCTATGAAGATTTTATACCATACAGACTAAGATCAAATAGTTTATACAAGAGAGTGAATACATTATTATGTTTGGCTGATGGTAACTTCGATGATGCGAGTTTGTTGACATATCTAACTGAAAGTAATAATATATCTCGTGTTGGTTTCCACTCTAAATATTTTGATTTGAACTGGTATAGTCAACTAAGTTGGGAAGAAGCATATAGATATGGGTGGAAAGATTCATATGGTGCTGGTGCTGATGGGAATTTTAAAAGTAAAGATACGCCAGCTAGAATAAAAAACTCTGATATTTGGAGGAATTTTTCAGAACTAAATAAAGAAAGTTTTAACAAAAGAGGGTTTGATGTATGGAACCACTTATTTGAGCCTTATGTCGGAACTAATTTAATTCAAAGAAAGATGTTAGAGTCTCTGAGATTAAATGGAACTGTTGTCGATTGGTACGATGATTTGACTCCTGTTAATACATATAGCTTTATTTTTGATGAGTTTCCTGGATGGGATAAGACTAAAGCTCTGATTTTAGCTTCTAGAGCACTTAAAAATGCTGAAAGCTATTTGTCATCAGTTAAGGATAAGAATTGTCCACATGGTCTTAGGCTATCTCACGGTTTTCTTGATTCCGACTTTGTATCGGATATATATGGTGAAAAATTTTATGGTGCTTACATATGCTTTCAACGATATGAAAACCAATTATTGTCATATGTGAATGATTTTTTCACAGGGTATCTTCGTACGAAATTTCATAATGAGCAATTAAACTTTTGGAATGAAATATTTCTAAGCGAAAATTTATTTATGGATGAAAGGAATGCCAATAGGATATTTAGAACTAGAACTAAACTTCTTCCTGGATCATATGTTCAAATGTTGCCTGGATACCTAAAGGGATCTAGAAATAATTGGAGTAATGCTGTTGAGTGGGAAGATCAATATACATGGGAAAGCATAAATATAACTAAGACTGTTTGGTTAGATATGAAACATACGCCAATGGATTGGAATTTTATTGATCCGAACTCTGGCGAGAATATGGTTTGGAATACATCAAACTCTTGGATGGGTGATATCGATGAGTCGACTTGGTCGTATAATAGACCTTGTAGTGGGGAACAATGTATTGTCAATAGAAACTTTATACCAGGATTTGAACCAGGAAATGGCAACTCTTTGTATCATGTTCACATTACATCAGAAAACACATCTACATTTGATCCTAATGCCGATGTTCTTATATCTCGTGGTGGAATAGTTAAATTCTGGGATCCAAACTTTGTTTTAGGTTATATGAGTCTGGATGGAGCGAAAGAAAAGTTCATATATAATGAATGGACTAGAGAAGCAGTTTGATAATTATCTATCAACTGCTATATTAAATAAACTCAATAACAATGAAAAGCCAAAGGAGATAAAATGGTATTAACAGAAGTTGGACACACATCTTTATCAGAAGTAATGTTTCCGAAAGATTTTTTTCTCGCTTGGGGTGATCTACCACTTGGTTCAGAGTGGGATAGAACTCCGCCAACAGAAGATATTAACTCAACTCATTTGATAGAGGAAGTCGGCAGAATAAAATTCTTAGCAAAGGAATATGTAATACCAGATGATGCTGGAATTATTGATGTAGATAGCATAAAATGGTCTATTAGCACATCTCCTTCAAAATACATTTATTTAAAATTCCAGTTTGAACAGACTATGAACTCAGAATCATCTATTTATCAACTTGGATTATTTACAGATGTAGTTCCAGTTGCTGGTAAAGAAACAGAAGATTATCTTCTTCCTGGAGATATGGATGATGAAGGAAAAGTTGTTTTGATAGAGAATCAAGCAGTAGTATATAGAAACTCAGCAACACGAGAAGTGTTTGAGTTCGTAATAACATTTTAAGAGGTAACATATGGCATACGATATCACATTAAGCAGATATTACAATAGATTTAAAGATCAACCACAATTTTCGGACTATAAAGTTCTTCTATTCCGTGCTGGTGATGCTTTACAATCAGCTGAGTTGAATGAGATCCAATCAACTCTACACCAAGAAAATACACATATGGCTGCAAATTTTCTTATAAACGGGACAATTGTAACTGGCGGAAAAGTTGAACTTGATAGACACTCTGCTGGAACTAATCCATCAGGAGATGAGCTTTGGAATATAGATGTAAATGTAGAAGATTCAATTATGTTTCTAAATACATACTATGTATCTGTTGCTCAATCTGATTTACAACTTGCTGGAAAATATCTTCCCACTCAAGATGATAACATTGGTGTGAAAATTACTTACACAGAAGTAACTGAATCTGATGATGCATCTTTAAAAGATCCAGCTGTTGAAACAAGAAATTATGCTCAACCAGGAGCTGGAAGATTGAAAATGACTGGTGAGTGGATATTTGAAGCTGATTATGTAGAAGTAGATGGAGAAGAATTTATTCCTCTATACCAAATTGTTCAAGGAGAACTTGTATCTTTAACAGGACAATCTCAATTTGAAAAAAATGTAATCAATCTGATTGCTAAGTATGATAGAAATTCTAATGGTAACTATGTTATTGATGGATATGAAGTTTCATACCTTGA